CGATCTCTCGACCGATTGAAGGCCCGATCAAACCTAACCTTGATAGTATTACCACTCCATGGTCCGGATCTCTCCATCCAGGGCTTCTCGAGTTCCTCCCACAATTTGTGGAAGGTCTAAAGAAACCCTTTACGGAGTGGGAAGCCCCTCATTGGTCAACAAAGCAAGGTCCTAACGGACATGCTCTGATGACATGTATAGAGGAGTTCCTATCACTTCCTTACTGGCTCATCCAGGCTCTCAAGATCCTGGGTGGACCCGACTTCGTGTCTTATTACAATAAGATTCACAAAATCGTCGGACGAATTAAGCTGAAAGAGCCAAAACGACTCCGTAAGCTGTCATTCATCCGAGATAAGGAGATGAAGACACGGACCATCGCCATCCTGGATTACTGGTCACAGACGGTCCTAAAACCGTTCCATGATTCAGTAATGGAGATGATTCGTCATCTCCCAGGTGATTTTACCTACCAGGGTGACGTCCGACAACACCTCGATCGCTTCCAAGGTACCTTCTACTCGTTTGACCTTAAGGATGCGACTGACCGGTTCCCAATGCAACTGCAAAAGGAACTGTTCAGCCTCATCTTTGGGCCAGACCAGTCAAAGGCCTGGGAAGCGGTTATGGTTGGACTGCCTTACGAGTATAAGCTTCCCAGTGGGGAAACCGGCCATGCTAAATACATGGCTGGTCAACCTATGGGGGCCTACAGCTCATGGGCTGTCTTCACCCTAACTCACCATGCTATTCTCCAATACATTGTATCTATCCACCCTGAGGTGGGTTATGCAATCCTTGGAGATGACATCGTGATTCGAGGAGAAAACGGAGCACGCCTCTACCAGGAGGTCATGGACACTCTAGGAGTACCGATTAGTGAAAACAAGACACATGTATCGCTACATGGTTTTGAGTTCGCTAAACGGTGGTTCCTAGATGGACATGAGGTAACTCCTTTCCCTCTTTGGTCACTAATTGAGGCGGGTGCTAACCCAGTTAAACTGGTTACCGCCTTCCTCTCAGTGGCCAATAAGGGCTGGCCGGTGGAGATTATCTGCCGACCAGGAGTTATCCGTGACTACCTCGT